GTGAAAAGTTCACAAAAAAGTCGCCGAGCACGAACAGATATTTCGGGTTAGCCTTTAATCAGCAAGAAAAATACATCGCGGCGACGGCAGCACAGTCGCAGAAAGGACCCACATGGACGAAAACATGGAAGCCGTAACTCCGGAGGAGGGCTCGGAGGGCGGAGTCGTGACCGCAGAGACCGGCACTGAAGCGGAGGAAACCGCAGGCGAAAAGAAGCAGGAGACCGCCGAACCTGCCAGACAGAGCCGGGAAGAGAACGCCAGATACCAGGCGGCGCGCAAGGCGGGAGAATCCGCCGGATTCCGCCGGGCCGAGGAGCGCTACCAAAACGCTCTTGCCAAGCTTGGCTTAAGCGATCCGGACGGCGGCGGGGCGATCGACTCGCTGGACGTGCTGGAGAGCTATGCCGACAAGGCGCGCGCGGCGCGGCTCAAGAAGGCCGCGGCGGAGAGCGGGCGCACCGTGCAGGATCTGGAGGAGGAAGAGGACGCCAAAGAGGTCGTCCGCAAACAGAAGCGCGAGCGGGCCGAGCGGGAGAAGGCCGACGCCGAGGCAGAGCGGCAGAAGGACTGGATCGCCCAGGACGCCGCGGCATTCGTCCGGGAGCATCCGGACGTGGATATCTCCAAACTCGACGGAAACGCGAAGTTCCGCAGATTCTGCGGCAGCCGGTACGGGAAGGAGCCGCTGAGCGAGCTCTATGCCGACTGGCAGGAGCTTGTGGGAGAGGAAGCCGCCGCGAAGGCGGTGGAGAAGTCCGCCAGGAAAGCCGAACGCTCCACGGGAGCGGGCGGAGGCGGCGTATCTGCTGGGCTGACGGCCGCCCAGCAGAGGGAGCTCGACGAATGGAACCGCGAGTTCCCGCACCTGAAAATGACCGCCAAAGACTTTTTGGAACGCTGAAAGGAGAAGAATCATGCATCCTGTACAGAATGCGGACGGCGGCAGCGTACTGCAGACCGCCCGCAACTACCCCATTGACGCCACGACGGAAATCCAGGCCGGCGCTGTCGTGAAGCTTTCCGCCGGAAAGGTCGTTCTGGCTGCCGCTGCGGAGACCGGAGGTATCCTCGGCATTGCCGCGGAGTTCCACTCCGGCAAGGAGGACGCGCTCAATCTGCGCGCGAACGGCGAGTGGATCCGCGTGTGCGACAACCCGACGCTCATCTTTGAGTGCGCCGCGCCGACGATCAAGGCCGCCTCCGGCAGCGCTACGACCATTGTGCCGGCGACCGGCGACGTGGACGCGAGTGCCGCGGACGACGCTTTCAACAACGCGGTCCTTGTGCTGAAGGAGAAGGCCGCGAACAGCGGCAACACCGACGCTGTCGGCACGCAGATCGTCGTTACCGACTACGCCAAGACCGGAACGGTGATGACCAAGGCCAGCGGCGGCGCGCCGGGCGCGGGCGATGTGTACCAGGTCTATCCCGTGATCGGCGCTGCCATCGGCGG